TGAAGAGGGAAATTGCCCTGAAATCTTTTGGATTTCCTCCTCCGATACGCCCAAAAAACCCGCGATCATCACCGAGGCCGCGTTGAAATCAACGGGGTCCAGCTCCTCCACGGTTTCGGGGGCGATCTCGGCAAGATCAGAGAGCATGGTGAAGCTCTTCTTCATCTTGTCCTTGATGCCCTCGAATTTCTTGAGGTCACGCATCTTGGGGCGGCGGATGGTCAGCTCGGTGACCTCCTCACCCTTGTGGGTGAAGGGGTATTCGAGCGTATAGGTCTCAGTATGTGCCATGTGTCAGCCTCCCTTAGCGGCCAATATTGGCGCGGTGCTCGGCCAGGAGGTCCTTGCCCTTGACGCGGAAAATCATGTTTTCCTGGTCAATCTCAAAGAGCTCGACGCCATCGCGCTCGCGCTTGTAGTAACGTAAGCTCAGGTCCAGCTTGAGCGGGACGTTTTCACCGTCTTTCCACTCACCCTCATCGATCACCTTGACGAAACCGCGCATCGTGACCGAGTGCGCATGTGTGGTCCCGTCACCGTCCTCGGTGGAACCCTTGCAGGTGAAGGGGATCAGCGAGCCCTCGGTGATGTCCAGCGTCTCATAGAGATGCGGGTCAAAGCCTTCAAAGGTCATTTTGCACATCAGCGCATTGGCCAGGCGCGCCATGCGCACCTCGATGGGGCCAGCCATGCCCGCCGCCGAGAAATCGCGGGTTGCGACCTCGATCTTGGGCACCTCCACCGACGAGGCCACACCGGCAAAGCCGTAGCCATCGACAAAGGCATTCATGAATTTCAGAAGATCACGCATTGGAATAAGCCCTCCTTAGGCCGTTGGCAGGACCTCAGACAGGTAGCCATTGTTGATCATGGAACGGAAAGTGATGTGCTCGGCGGTGGGCGTTTCCACCCAGTCATAGTCAAAGTAGACCTTGCCAGCCTCAAGCGCCTCAGGCGTGTTGAGGTCAGGATCGGCCCAGCATTTGAAGCCTACCGAGGCACCCACGGTGATCATGCGCCGCCCGTAAGCGTTCACACCCTCGATCACGTCCTCGAAATAGGTGCGATCCGCATTGCGATCCACCGCCCAGAAATGGGCTTGCATGATGCTCTCATTGATCATGTCAGCCACGCGGCGGCGCTTGAGCATTGCCCACTTGGGATCAGCGCTCAGGGTGCGGTTGCCCCAAAGGCGATAGCCATCCCGCTGGATGATGGTGGTGACCTCATTCTCATTGAGAATGTTGGCCCGCGATGTCGCGTCACCCAGGGTGAAATCGATGGCACGGGCGGTGCCGGTGATCCCATCGATCAGGCGGTTGGATGGCGAGTGCCAGAAACCACGCTCAGCATCGGACTTGGCGATCACACCAGCCACGCGGGCGGATGCAGGGCGCACGATCTCGGTGCTTGTCGCGGTATCCCAGACCTTGACCCAAGGATCGACCAGATAGATGCGATCAGAGCCGAAGTTTTCACGGTAGGTGATGGCATCCGCATCGGTCGAGTTGGGGCCATCCGCGATGATCACGGCGCGCAGCTTGGTGGCAATCGAGACCAGCTCAGAGACCACGGCTTGCTCCTGAGAGAACTCAGGGACCACGATGATGCGGGGCGCAACCTTGACCACACTCTCAGCGGCCAAGAGCACTTGCAAGCCCTCAGGCTGGCCAGTCACATCGTCAGTGCCGCCGATGATGTTGCTCAGCGTTGCAGCATCGTCAGCGCCTTCCTCGACACGGATCACGACCACAACGGCCCCAACCTGGTCAAAGATGTCATCGATGGCCGGTGCCAGGGTGCCAGCGGCTCCCAGGCCAGCGGCATCAGAGCGCTTGCCAGCTACAAGGACGGGCGTATTCAGCGGGAACTTGGCGGCATCGGCGTCAGGGGCGGTGCCCACCAAGCCAATAACCGAGGAGCGCACGGTGCGGATTGGGCGTGTGCCGGTGTCGATCTCGACAACCTCGACGCCGTGGAGAAATTGCTCAGGCATTAGGAACCTCCATTGATCAGAGCAAGGGCCTCATTGAAGGCCGTTTCAGCCTGGGCCTTTGCAGCCCCAAGCACGGTGGAAATCTGGGTTTCGATGTCAGGCGCATCATCTGGGATCGCGGCGATGGCAGCGCCTGCTTCGGCTTCGAGGGCCTCGATCAGGAGGGCGATCTGGCGGTAGGCGCTGGCCTGGGCGGCGATGAGAGCGATCAGATCATCGCGGGAAATGCCACGTGCGGTGGCCTCACGCTCGATCAGGGCCAGCTCTGCGGGATCAGCATTGGCGGGATCGCGCGCGATCTCCTCTTTGATCCGATAGGCTTGCAGCTTGCCCGCCGAGGTGCTGGCGAGCTTGGCGCGGTAGGTGTTGGCAACCTGCGCGACCTCGGATTTTGCGGTGCGCTTCGCAGCGGCACCTACAATGGCCGATGGATAGCCCATCTCGACGGCCTCAGTGGCGGTGATATTCACCGTCTTGCGGGCCTCGTATTCGACGGTCAAAAGCATTGGAGCCTCCCTTCTTAGGCTTGGACGTAGTTGGTGAACAAGTCACCGCCGCGCGTGAATGTGTCGTGATGAACAACCGCACCATTCGTGAGCGTTACGGCGCTTGCCGCGAGAATTGCCACCGAGGCTGCGGCGTCCCGCCTAAGCGCCATCACACCAGCCCCGTCGATCTCCACGTTGTGAAGCGCAAGACGGGCCATAGAGCCGGAAGCCGTCCGAGAGAACGCTCGGCCATGCACGTTTTGGATTTTGCAGCTATTCAGGCGAACCGTGTTCTCAGCCCTAAAACTGACCACAAAGGTGTTTGAAGAAAACGGCAGCGCATTGTTGATTGGGTCTTCCCATTCAAACACGACACCCGTCGCCTCAAGGCTTCCCTTTGCGCCAATGTCGATAGATCGATACTGGCTATAAGTTGCGCCATCGTATGATTGGAGGCGAATGACAGGGCTATCGGCGGCAATCGTGTCTGGCCCTGACGCCTCAAAATACAAATTTACAGAGAAACCAATGGCCGAACTGAAAGCACCGGTGACGGTAAGAACGCTATCGCGCGGCAGCACAACGCGAACAGCGGCATTGTTCGGCAACTGCAAGATCAAGGTTTTCAGCCCTGCCCAATCCTTGAAGTGCCCGCCCGGTGTGAAATCATTATCCGCTGCGTCGGGGTCATAATAGGTGAGGAAATGCGTTCTTTCAGGAAGAATACCGACCAGATCAGCAGCAAGGGCATCATAGGCCGCTTGGCGCTGGCCAAGCTCGGTCTCGGCCACTGTCAGGCGGGCATCCACCTCGGCATCCACGCTATCGAGAAACCCGTTGATACGGGCATCGGTGGTGTTGAGGGCGTTTGCAGCCCCTTGGATCAGATCGAGATCAGGATCACTCATGATGTGCCTCCAGCGTGGCCACACGGGCCGTTAAATCGGTGATTGTTTTGGTGAGGTCGCGGATCAAAAGCCGCTGCTTGATCTGCTCATCGGCAAGGATGCCATGTCCTTCAAGATCGGTCAGGACATGGCGATAGAGATCATCGTTGTCCGCCTCGATCACGACCGAGCCCTCGGGTGCAGCGCTGAGATCGAGGTTGTAGAAGATGCGGTAAATGGTGACGCCGATGCCCCGTGCGGTCACATCGGACCCTGCCCAGATGCCGATCATCGTGCCATCGTCAGCAAAGAACCCGATCTCGCGCATCGGGAACTCGGACGCCTCGGAGGGCACCTCGGCCATGACGCGCCAGCGCTGAGGCGCAAGGAACCGCCGCGAGGCAATGGGCACCCGCAAGCGCTCATTGACAAGCGCAGTCTGGCCCGCGTTCGGATCATAGGCTGCTCCACCCCCATCGCCGAGCGCGATCTCAGTGATCGTCACCTCGGTGGCATTGCCGGATGCAGCGGCGAGGAGCGGAATTGCGGCGGTTGTGATAAGCGATGTGGGCATCACGGCATCTCCATGATCATGGTGGCATCATCGATCATCACCTCGCCAAAGGCGGGGGATACAAAGACACTATCGGTGACGGTTTCACTCACCCGCACCTGGTAATGCGAGCGAACGGGCTTGGTATTCATGAGCACCTGATCGACCAGGCGGACAAAAGATTGGCTCAGGGTGTGACCGGCCTCCAGAATGTCGGTGGCGGTGAACTCAAGAAAGAACGTGTGCGGGGCTCCGCCGTGCTCAAACCACTCAGAAATCTCACTGGGCAGATCGAGGGCGGCGAGCGCCTCGATCACGGCGGGTTTGGTGCCTTTCTGGCGGTGAACGCGGACCGCATTGCGGATCACATTGCGCTTGATCTCCTCAGACCAGGCATGATCCCAGACCTCGACCGAGAAAGCCCAGGCCAGGAAGGGCAGCACCTCAGCGGGGCAGTTATCGACATCCCAGAGCTTTGAAATCGGCGCATCGATCCCAGCCGTGCGCTCGGCGATCACGGTCTCGATGGCGCGCTCTGAGGTGGTAGCGCTTGGGGGCAACAGGCGATCAATCTCAGACATCGCGGCCTCCCACGGTCACGGTGATCTGGGTGCAATGGGCTGCGGTGTCGCCTGGGATCACAAGGGATGCGGCGGGCGATGTGATGGTCACATCCTGGACGCCCTCCTGGTAAAGTGCGGCATGCAGGCCCGCGATGGTGATGTCATGGCCGAGGCGATGATGATCATCGACAAAGGCTTGCACCGCCGCGATCGATGCTTGGCGCACCAGCTCAGCATCAGGGCCATCGTAGAGGGTCAGCTCGGCCACGATTGTGTAGGGCTGGACCGTTGCGGCCTCCACCATCACATGATCAGTCAAAGGGCGGCGCGGCTCAGTTGTTTGATCAACCAAGGCCAGCAATGCGGCATCCGGCACACCGTCACCCTCAGCGCCAAGCGTCACAATGCGCACCTCACCTGGTGTTTCGGTTTCCAGGATCGCGACATCCTTGATCAGCGGCGAGGCACTCAGCGCCCAGAACGTATAGGACCCGATAGAGCCAGCGGTGGTGAAGCCCTCAGGCGCAAGCTGGACGCGAGCGCGCAAGCGGGCATCATCCTCCAGGACCTCCTCGATAGGAGGGCTCACCGATGCATCGGCCTCCTGGATCACTTGGCGCTCGACACCATAGAAGGCCGCGAGATGGTCCAGAACGGCACCAGAGGCATAGGCCAAAAGGTTGCCTGCACCCGCATCTTGAACGGCGGCGCGCAAGATGAGCTCGCGATAGCTATCCTCCTGGAGGAGCTTGACCAGCGGCTCGCTCTCCAGCTCCAGAGCTGGCGCAAGGTGCGGCGCAAGCTCGATCAGGCGCGCCTTGCGGGCGGCAAAGATGGTCTCGAAATCAGGTTGCTCGATGATCAAAGGCGCGGGCAAGCGGTCGAGGTTGATGGCCGTGAAACTCATAGCACCACCCCATCCAGCCGGATTTCCTCACCGCTGGGCAGATATTGCCCATCAAGGGTGATCGAGATGCGGCCAGCCTCCAGCTCCTCAGGTAAGGCCTCGGCCTGGACGCGAGTGACCCGCAAGCGCGGCTCCCACTTGCGCAGGGCATCGACGGTGGCCGCATAGATCAGGGCCAGGGTGAGCGGTGTCAGGTTGGCATCGATGAGCTCAAAGAGCCCAGACCCATAGTCACGGCGCATGACGCGCGATCCCAAGGGCGTGATCAGGATGTCGCGCACCGATTGGCGCAAGTGATCCAGGCCATCGATGGCGCGCCCGTTGTTTGCGTTAAGGCCAATCACACTCATTTGGGTTTCCCCGTATCGGCTGGGCCAGGCGTGATGCCGCCGTGGACGTGATTGATCAGGCTGATCCCGTTGGCGACCACATCGCCATTCACGATCACATTGCCAGGCGCGGTGATGGTCACCACGCCGCCAGCGATCTCGATGATCTCGCCGCCTGGGTAGGTTGTCTTGAACTTGCCCTCAGCGGCTTGAGCCACGTTGGCCCCATTGGCCAAGCTGCACACAATGACGCCCTGGGCCATGTTGCCGGATGTCGAGACCACCAGGACCTCCTCACCCACGCTATAGGCCCAGCTCTCATGCGCATCGCCAGCACGGCGCACACCCATGCGCAGCCAGCCGGTAAGAAGCTCACCCACGCGCACCCGCGCCTTGGGCGGGTTGGAATACTTGACCTCCTCGACCACGCCCATCTGGGCGATGTTGGCGAGGCGGCGGTCATTCTCGGTGGTGTCGAAATCACTCATGCGCCACCGCCAATCGAGCCATCATAGGCCTCGGCATTGCCAGCGCCGATGTCAGGCGCTTGACCCACCAGGAGCTGAGGGCGCACCGCTGGGCCATGATAGGCGGCGATGGTGCCGGTGACATTGAAACGCAAGGCGCTGGCCACATCCTGATCGCGGATGGTGTCACGCCACTCGGCCAGCACGATGCGGGCCTTTTCGCTGATCTGATCGACCTCAGGCTCAGCCTCAAAATCCAGAAACACGGGATCGGCCACCAGGTTGGTAATCAGGGGCTCGACCTCCAGGCTATCGATGGCATCGGCGCGCAGCTCGGCGCGCACAACGCCATCAAATTGGGTGCGGCGCTCCCAGTCACCCTCCAGCCCACCGGCTGAGGTGAATTTGAGTTGCTCGACCATCACCACAACGGCAACGTGATCCCAGACCGTCTCCACCGCCTCAGGCAAGGTGGCGATCAGGCGGGCTTTGAGCTCCTCAGAAAGGCGAGTGCGTAGGCGCATGAACGGTCCTCAGATAGCGCCGAGCCAGGCGGTGTCAGCGCTGGCTTGGCCTTGTGTTTCGTCAGCCGGATCGGCGGGGGTGATCTTGGCCACCAACTCCTCGAAACGGCACATCAATCCTTTGACTTTCGCCTCGACCTCATCAGCATCGAGGAAACGGTATTCGACCGATCCCTCCAGACGCCCCACCTTTGCCGCGCCATCGAGCGCGAAGGTGTTGAGCCAGGGAAAGACGCTGGCCAAGGCGCGCACGGTGAGCGCCTCGGTCCATTCTTGCTCCAGGCCCTCAGGCGCAACCGCCACACCGGCAGCACTTGCGAGCGCGCGCTCGGCGATCTCGATGTGCGTGGTGAGGAGAGCCTCTGGCACCTCGCTTGGGAGGTTGGCAAAGGCTCTGATCTCAGCCGGTGTGACGGTTGCGACCTCAGGCATGGTTTACTCGCCCAGGACAGCGGCTTGCTTGACCGCCACCTCGTAATCCACCGCCATATCGAAGGTGTATTCGAGGACCCGCTTGCGCGAGTGATAGGAGCGATCACGGCGCACATCAGTGCTCACGCCATAGACCAGGTTTTTCAGCGGCGTGAACGCCACCGAGCCGCGCGGCATGTCAGGGTGGGCCTCGATGGGCTTGCCTTCAAAGCGGCGCAACGGGCTATCGGCATTCATCGCCGTGCCGGTGATCGGCGCATTGAGCTCGCGCGCATACTCATCGGCATCGGCCTCATTCATGAGGAACACTGAGGAGCTGCGGAACCGCGTGTCAGACGCATCCATGATGGTGCGCAGGGACGCGATCCAGCCATCGGTCGCGGGATCGATGTCGATCTTGGGCGTGTTGCCCGCATCGCGCATGATCTGGAGCCAACCCTTGTTGAGCCGGATGAACTTGGCCGCGCGATCCGCACCCGCCGCATCATCGGCAATGCCGTTGAAACCCAGATCGACCAGGTCAGTGGTCAGGCGAGTGTTGAAACCCGTCTCGATTTCTTTCAGCAGGTTGGGGTTGTCCTTGTTTTCACGCAGGAAATCCAAGGTCAGGGTGGGGAAAAGCTGCACATCCAGGGCGGTCAGCTTGCAACCAAACTCAGCCGCATCGCCAAAGTTGCCCGCATCAGGATCGGTGCCCTGAGGAACGCGCACCAGTTGGCGGCGCATGATGTCCAGCACGTCCACATCTTTGGTCAGGCGGCTCATGCGTTCTGTGGTGATCTTGGTCAGGAACGTGTCCTGAAACAGCATTGAGATCAGGCGGGATGCGGCCTGGGGTTTCAGCTCGCCGCCATTGCGCAGGTCCTCGGCATCGATCATGCCTTTGGAAACCGCGACAATATCGTCGATCTGTTGGCCGTTGATGGTGATCAGGCTCATGCGAAGCTCTCCTCGGTCGCGCCCGCAGTGGGGTCAGTTTCGGTCACGCCTTTGGCCAACGCCTTGGTCACCGCATCATCGATCTTTTGGTCGATGCTCTTTTCGGTGCCCTTGGTGTTGCCAACGGCTTTCTCCACGGCTTTGGCGATCTTGGTATCCAGATCGTCCTCATCCGCTTTGGGGGCAGGATCAGGCACATCGATGCCGTTTGCCTTCAAAAGCTCTTTGGCCTTTTCCAGCTCAGCCGCATCGGCCTTGGGGGCAGGATCGCCAGCCGGTTGGCTCGCATCCTTGAGCGCATCGGGCAGAACGCTTTTCAGCGTTTCGGCCACCAGCGCTTGGACCTCATCTTTGGTCATGTCAGTCTCCTCGACAGGTTCTTGGTGGGTCGCGCCGGTCAGCGCTTTAACGAGACGTGCGATCAGGCCGATCTCAGCGTCTTTCTCGGTGTACCGAGGGTGGGCAGGATCATCCGGCCCAGGCTCCATGCGAGCGATCCCAGCCAATGAGATGCCAGTCAGCTCGCCGGATTTCAGTTGCTTCCAGAGGTCGGGATCGCCGATCTGGATGCCTACGGCCCAAGAGCCCTCAGGCTCATCAGGGAAAAGCGGATCACCTTTGCGCACCAGCCAGCTCTCGGCCACATAGGCCATCTCGCTGGTGAATGAGTGCTCGGTGTCGATGTTCTTGAGGCGACCCTCGCGCATGAACTCGGCCTGAGCCTTGCGGATGGTGTCGGCATCAGCGGTATCGCCGTGCGCATCCTCCTGATCAGGCGCATAGACCACGCCATAGGCGCGCATCATGTCGTCATTTTTGATCACCAGATCGAAGGCGGCAGGGCGCTCACCATCGGCGGCTTTCAGGGTCAAGCCCTTGCCCGTGGCCGGTGTCTTGACCAGGGACAAAAAGCTAACCGATAGGTCTGTGAGCTTAGCCAATGGCTTGCCTCCTCAGCGTTTCAAAAAATTCCTGAAATCACTCTTGCCTGATCAGTTAATGCCGTGCCAGATAGGTGGGCGGGTTCTGGTTTATAACTAAACTTTCAATGGCTTAGGGGGATATTGCCGCTTTATTTTGCGCGGTATCTCTTTGCTCATGAGCAAAGATGAAACCCCACCCGCAGGCTCCGAAACAGAGACCCAATCCACCACCGAGGCGGTCACCATCTCGGTGCATAAATCCGAGATTGATGGCTTGCTCACGTCACGGGCCGAGGTCGGCTTGGATGGTGAGTTTCTCTGGCCTATCCCAGTGCGCAATCTCTCAGCGCTTTACCGTGCCAGCGCCGAGCATAGCCGCGCGATCCATGTGAAGGCCGAGGGCGCATTCGGTGGTGGTCTCTTGGGTGAGGCTGAGCGCATCGAGGAGCTTTGCGATACCGGCGCGACTGAGCTTTTCATGTTGCTCGACCTCGATCTCGGCACCTATGGCAATGCATTCCTCCAGGTGATCCGATCCAGCGATGGCGAGCGCATCATCGGCTTGCGGCGCTTGCCCGCGATCACCATGAGCCGCTTTCGCGATGGCTATCTCCAGCGGATCGGCAAGCCCAATGGCGACACCCGCAAGGTGACATTCACCGCCCGCGAGATTGTCCACTTGCGCGAGCCTTGCCCGATGGGGCGGCGCTATGCCTTGCCCACATGGATCGGCGCTGAGGGGATGCTGGAGCTGGCCTTGGCCGCGACCCGCTACAATGCCTCGTTTTTCAAGAATAACGCGATCCCAGAATATGCGATCACGTTCAAAGGCTTGACCCCATCAGCCGCTCAGAAAAAGGCGATCCAAGACTTTTTCCGCAATGAGCACCAGGGGCTCGACAACGCCCACCGCACACTGGTCATGACCACTGGCGAGGAGGGTGAGATCGACATCAAGCGCCTCACCGCCGAGGTCAAAGATGGTGATTTCCTCAAGCTGATCGATGCCGCGCGGGATCGCATCCCAGTGGCCCACGGCACCCCGCCGCGCGTCCTCGGCATCATGACCGCTGGCCAGCTCGGCGGTGGTGGCGAGGTGACGGGGCAGCTTTTCACCTTTGAGCATCTGACCCTCAAGCCCAAGCGGCGGCGCATGCTGGATCAATGCCGTCCAGTGCTCAAAGAGCTGGGCCTCAAGCCAGGCAATGCCGAGGAAACGCTTGGCCCTGGCGAGGTTGCATTCCGCCCGCTTGATCTGACCCCGCCAAGCGACGATGCCGAGGACTTGCCAGGCCTGGTGGGCGCCGGGATCATCACCGCCGAGGAAGCGCGTGTGCTCATGCCCGCCTTGGCCAATTCCACTCAGAGCGCCTCAGCGGCCCCAGGAGCGCCGGTAGAGCGCTCGGCACCCTCTGGGTCAATGGATGCCCTTGTGGCCCTCCTGGCGCGATCCTGAGGGGTGTGAGCGGCAATGGCAAAGCAACCTGTTTCCAAAAGATCAACAGAGAGCGCCGCTGAGGGGCATTGTCCACCTATCGGCACCACTCACCCAAAAAAGAAAGACTTGACGCATTCTGGCGGCTCTCAGCGGCTCTCAGCCACATCTAAGCGGCAGGGACGCCCTCCCAAATTCACCGAGGCTCAAAAAGAGGATGCCTTGGCTCGCTACATGGCCGGTGACAGCACCAGCGAGATCGCGGCGGTGATCGGGTGCTCTGAGCGCACGGTGCGCGCCTGGGCCTCCAAAGGCGATTGGGGCAGTGACTTGCGCAAGCGGCGCGAGACATCGGACGGGATCGAGGCTCAAATTCACCGGCTCAGCCGCGTCAAGAACCCAAGCAACGCCCAGGCGCAACGGCTTGCCATGCTCACCAAGTCATTGGACCGAGTGAAGAAATCGCAACCCAAGCCCAAGCCTCGGCCAACGGTTTCCAATGCGGTCTCAGCCGAGGCCTTGGCCCGCGTCCTCGATCCCGAATATGGGCTCTATGGGTATCAAACCGAGTTTCTTGAGGATGAGGGCCGGTTCCGCATCATTCTCAA